AATTAGCGAATCTTGGGATTTTGCTGAGACAGTTACTAAATGCGATCCGGGAGTAACCAGACGCAAACCGACAACCTATTCATACGAGATTCCTTTTGAGGGAGTATTTACAGATACAGTTGGCGCAGGTGGTGATACCGCTAAAGCATCTTGGGATCGTATTAAAACTCTTGCTAGGTCAAAAACTTTGACTGAGTATCAAATAGCTTTGTTATTAGCTAATGGTGCTGAGGATCCAAATTTTGCCGCTCAGTATGGTACTGCTTACTTTAGCGCTTTGGATATTACCGGAGCAGAAGGCGAGTTTATTACATTCTCCGGAACTATGTTAGGTGATGGCGATATTACTGAAACTGATCCTTATCCTGGCTACTAATTTATGGAAGGTCATTTAACGTATAAAATCGGCGAGGTTGACAGGCAGTTTTTCTTTGGCAATTATGCTTTAGAGCAGACATTAAATCATTTTGATGCATCTGTTTCTGATTTATCTGACATATTAGGTAAGCAGCTATTGCCATTTCTAAGAATGTTTATGTTTCATGCGGCAACTTATCCGATATTAAAAAAGGGTGAAATTGTTGATTTTACCGAGTTTGATGTTCATGAATGGATTGATTCTAGCGGAGGTTCGGGTGGCGATTTAGTAGTTATAGTTTCTAAGGAAGTTTTTAGAGTGTTAGGATTAAATACCGAGGTTACTAATCAAAAAAAAAGCAAAGCGGAAAGTTAAATTGGAATAAAGATGTGCTGACATTTGCTTTTGGTGAGTTAGGATTGATGCCTGATGACTTCTACGCCTTGACATGGAATCAATATATATTGAAATGTCAAGGCTTTTTTAATAGAGAAAAAAAGGAATGGGAGCGGATAGGGTGGGCAACTTGGAACGGAATGAGAGTGCATGTTAACAAGGGGATGCCAACTTATAAAAAGTTCATGTCATTTATTTATGAGGAGGATGAAATAAAGGACATGGATAGAATCAAAGAACAGATGAACAAGGCGATGATTAAATATCTGGACAATGCAAGGAATTGAGATACCTATTGGTGCGCCATTAGGGCAATTAGATAGAGACCTAAAAGGAGCAGAAAAAAAATTAAAAGGCTTTACTAGTTCTGCTGAATCTGATTTAAAAGGTTTTTCATCTACCGCCAGTACTGCATTTAAAAGCGCAGGAATTGCGTTGGCAGGTGCATTTAGTGTTGGTGCTTTTGTAAGTTTTGGCAAAGAGGTTTTAGCAGTAACTGCTGAATTTGAAAAATTCGGTGCAGTTCTTGGAAATACTTTAGGTTCGGATGCTTTAGCAAAATTAAAGCTAAAAGAAATTGAGGAGTTTGCGGCTAAAACTCCATTTAGCGTTAGTGAGTTAACTAACTCATTTGTAAAATTAGCAAACCAAGGATTTAAGCCGACTGGGGATGAAATGAGAAGATTGGGTGATTTGGCGGCAAGTACCGGAAAGTCATTTGATATGTTAGCCGAAGCAATATTAGATGCACAAACTGGCGAGTTTGAAAGGTTAAAAGAATTTGGAATAAGGGCGCAAGATGCTGGGGATAAGGTGATATTTACCTTTAAAGGAGTTCAAACCACAGTAGATAAATCATCTGAGGCTATTAGAAATTATGTTACATCTTTAGGGAATGCCGAAGGTGTATCAGGTTCTATGGCAGTTATATCCGAAACCTTAACAGGCAAGATTTCAAATTTAAGTGATAGTTGGGGTCAAATGCTAGTTGCTATTGGCAGTAATACCTCTGGAGTATTTAGCGGAGTAATTAGCATTATAAGTGAGGCAGTTACTTCCATAACAGAATTTAACAAGGAATTAAATATTGCATCTAAATTTAAAATTCAAGGCACATTAATAGAAGGTTTAGTAAAATCGGTTGGTAAAATTACAGGCATCCCTGCATTGGGAGCATTTATGTCGACAAAGGATATAAAAGTAAATGCTATTCAATCAGTTGAAAAAGGAGTTAATAATATAGTTTCTGCAACATTATCAGGCGCAAAAAGTGCTAATGATTTTGGTACTGCAATAGCACGTTTAAAAGCTGAAGGCGATAAATTACTACAATCAAAGGGCGGAGGCGATAAGCAAGTTGCAGCAGCATTTCAATCTATTTATCAGGATGGTATTAGAGCATTACAAGATGGCAAAAAACAATTTCAAGCAGAATTAGCTAAACCAGCAGCTGCAAGTTTTGGTAAAGCACCTAAAGCTAAAAAAGATAATACTGCAAACGAGGCAAAGAAAAAAGCAGAACAATTATCTCAAGAAGCTAATGCTTTTAGTGTAAAAATGTTAAAATCTATACAAGATTTTCAAATTGATGTGTCTAATCTTGCTGCTGAGAAAAAAGCTAAAATTGATTTTATTGATCCCGATGACTTACAATCTGCGGTAGCTTTAACTGATATGTTTCAAAAAGAAATATATGGCAATTTTCAAAAAGTTAATAAACACCTTATAGATTTTAATCAACAAGCATCTGACATTATTAATGGCAGCTTAGTTCAAACTTTTGCTGGTATTGGTAATGCTATTGGAGAATCACTTGCAAATGGTACAAGTTTAGCTGAAAATTTAGGAGCAAGTTTGCTAAATAGTTTAGGATCAGTTTTAGGTCAATTAGGGCAAATGGCAATAGCTGCAGGGTTAGGAATTAAAGCTATAAAAATTGCATTAGAAACATTAAATCCATTTGTTGCGATTACAGCTGGTGTTGCATTATTAGCATTAAGTGGAGTTGTAAAAGGTCAAGCATCAAAAATAGGCAAAAGCATGGGTGGAGGAGGCGGAGGCGGTTCAAGTGGTGGTGGTTCAGTACCAATTCCGCAAGGAAGCGCAACTATCAGCACAAGCGCGGCTGGATCATCACAAAACATGGGCGGAGGCGTAGTTGTATTTGAGATTTCAGGAACTAATCTAATAGGTGTATTAAATAGAGCAGGTGCTAAACTTACAAGATTTGGGCCATGAGTTATAATCTTAAATATTTTTTTACTTTTTACGCGGACAGAGATATTAGAGTAATTGATGGTACTCCAGATGATTACACTTGCAATATCTCGCAGTTAGATTATGCAGGTAGCGAGATAGAAATACTGGCTCAACAAAATCCGATTCAGATAAATTATCAGAATACAAGTAGCAATAAACTAGAGCCTATTATAGGATCAGAATGTACGTTAAATTTAATAGCATCTGAGGACTTTGAACTAGAGGATTTATATACCGAGAATGAGCGCGAGTTTTTAGTAGAGGTTTATAGAAATGGTGGTTTGATTTGGTCAGGGTTTATTATTCCAGATGGATGCCAGGAAGCCTTTACATTTGCGCCTTATGCAATATCTGTAAATGCAGTTGATGGACTAGGATTGCTAAAGAATTTAAGCTATGTTCAAAATAGCGGAGACTTTTATCTAGGCAAACAAAGTTTTATAGATGTCATAAATGCTTGTCTAATCCGACTAGATGCTCCTAGTTTAGTTTTAAATACTTGCGTAAATATTTATGATGTAACAATGACAGAAGGGGATGCCTACGATCCAATGGCGCAAGGTTTTGTCAATGCTGAAAGGTATATAAAAGATGACCTTTTTACGCCAATGAACTGCGAGGAAGTGTTAAGGTCAATTTTAGAGGAATGGACTGCGGTCATGATACAAAGCGGTGGCGAGTGGTACATTTACAGACCTACTGAATTAGCATTAAGTGGTAATTTGACTTTTAGAAAATATTTAGATGCAGAAAGAGTGTATGATCAGCCTACATTTACACCTGATTTGGATGCACTTTTAGGTGGTGAAAGCGAAGGTTTAATTTTAGCACCTTATTTCCATATCAATATGGATCAGATGAAAATGATTGATAAGCCCTATAAAAATGCATCAATGGCATATAAGTACGGATCAATATCTAATCTTGAAGAGGAACTTGCTAATCCAAATCTACAAGGCGCTTTCGATGGTTGCCCGGGTGATCCGATTGGGCCCTGCGATGATGTTACTATTCCCGGATATACTAAGACAGGGTTTATGGAAGCTGGTCTTTATCCAACAGGCGGTATAATATTTTATAATCAGGGAGATACCTCACCTATTTTAACGGACTTTTATCAAAATAATAATCTTATCCCAGTAGTTAGGACAATAAGTTCTACTGATAGATTACGTTTTACTATAGATTACGAAAATCCAGATCCGTTGTTTAATACTGATATGAATTTTGTAATTAGTTTATACGATGGATTAAGTACCTATTATCTTCAAGCAGATTTGACATGGGTGATTCCTGTGCCGGGAATATACTATTATCAAGTTCGTTCAGACATTGGTGAAGGAGGTACTTTAATTGTTGAAACTGCTCCAGTTCCAATTAGTGGAAACGTGACCTTTAGAATATTAGCACCTACAGGCACAATTCGTGACATTGTTTATACCAAAATTTCAGCTAATATATTTACAGATCCTGGCGCTGAGGTTGGCGAAATACATACTGCAACACAAAGAGGTAAATTTACCTTTGTTCCTAAAACCATTGATGTATTTAATGGGGATAGTCCAAGTAATGATTTTGTAGGTGCTATCTTTGGCCCAGACGAAACAACATTAACTACTAAATGGAATAGGAGAGGATTGTCTGAATCTATACTAGCAGAGCCTTACGAGGTTGATAAAGAATTTCTAAGAATAGCAGTTGAGGAAACACAAAGGTTATATGCTGGGCCTTTTGTTAGATTTGAAGGCTCAATATTTGGATATTTTAATCCAGTCACTAGGTGGTCAATAAATTTAGTTACAGGGCATTTTATGAATCTAAGCCTTAACTATGATTTGCA